CTAGACACGTAATGCAGGCTAGCTTATGGCTAACAGTAAGAACATGTGAAAATATCTCATTAAAGATTGCTGATTCTCTACAATATCCTTTAACTTTAAACTCTCTTAAAAGTTCTATATCTACTTATAATGTAGCTACTTTAGCAGAGATACAGAATTTACCTTTACATGATTTTGGAATTTATTTAGAACTTGAACCAGAAGAAGAGGAGAAGGCATTGCTTGAGCAGAATATTCAAATGGCCTTACAACAAGGTGGTATAGATTTAGAAGACGCTATTGATATTCGTCAAATAAATAATCTTAAACTAGCCAATGATGTATTAAAACAAGCTAGAAAGAAAAAACAAAAAGCTCAACAACAGCATGAAATGCAAGTAGCTCAGGCTGCTGAACAAGCTAAAGTGGCAGCTGACCAAGCTAGGGCACAAGCTGAAATGCAAAAGCAACAAGCATTAACAGCATCTGAAGTTCAATTTGAACAAGCTAAAGCTCAAATGGAAATTCAAAAATTACAAACAGCTTCTCAGATTAAACAACAAGAAATGGAAATTCAACATCAATACGATATGGAATTAAAACGAATGGAAGTTGAAGCAATGAAACAGAAAGAAGCGTTAATCGAAGATCGTAAAGATAAAAGAACTCAAATGGAAGGTACGCAACAAAGCGAAATGATTGATCAAAGGAACAATGATTTAATGCCTATCGACTTTGAAAATAAACAAAGTATGTAAATACTTATTAATTAATTTTATATTATTATATTATGTCAAAAACAGAAACAACTAAACCTGAAGTAGCCCCAGAAGCTAAATCAGAAGGTGGAGATATGAAAATCAAATCTAAACCTAAAAAATTTAAAACAACAGATAAACCTTTTAAAGTTGATTTGTCTAAAGTAGATACCTCGTTAGAGGCTAATGCTAAGGTAGAAGAACCAATAAAAGTAGATTTAACTAAAACAGAAGAAGACAATGCCATTCCAATCGGAGAAACAGAGACGGTGGATGTGGGCGAACGAACCGGAGATGGCGAAAAGGTGGACACTGGAGGAGACAAATCCGACGAAGAGTCCAGCTCGCCTATTGAAGAAATTCAAGAGATGGCCGAAGAGCCGATACCAGCAGAACAAACAATCATAGATGAAGTATCACCTAATACTTCTAACTTACCAGAGAATATTGAAAAACTGGTAGAATTTATGAATGAAACTGGAGGGACAGTCCAAGATTACGTAAGATTAAATGCAGATTATTCTGACGTAAATGAAGATGTTTTATTAAAAGAATATTATAAAAATACTAAACCGCATCTAAATAGCGAAGAAGTTGATTTCATTATGGAAGAAACTTTTAGTTATGATACGGAGGTTGACGAAGAGCGAGACGTCAAAAAGAAAAAACTCGCTAAAAAAGAAGCGGTTGCAGAAGCACGTAGTCACTTAGAAGGCTTAAAGCAAAAATATTACGACGAAATCAAGTTGAGGCCCGGCGTAACGCAAGAGCAAAAAAAAGCTACAGACTTTTTTAACCGTTATAATGATGAACAAAAAATAGCTGAGCAAAAGCACTCCAAATTTATCAACAATACTAAACAACTTTTTTCTAATGAATTCAAAGGTTTTGATTTCGAAGTTGGTGAAAAGAAATTTAGATATGGTGTTAAAGACCCAGGTGCAGTTGCTGAAAATCAATCTAATTTAAATAACTTCGTCGAGAGGTTCTTGGATAAAGAAGGTAATGTTAAAGATACGAAAGGTTATCATAAAGCTATGTACGCTGCTCAAAATGTAGATAAAATAGTAAATCATTTTTACGAACAAGGGAAAACTGATGGAATAAAAACTGTAGTTGATGGATCAAAAAATCCAGACACTGGAGTTCGCCAAACACAAGGTGATATTTTCGTTGGGGGTCTTAAAGTTCGAGCTATAGACGGAGTAGATAGTTCAAAATTGAAAATCAAACGTAAATTTAACAATTAAAATTAAACAATTATGGGTGTATTAAGTCCTCAATTTGGAAGTCTAATACCTACTGCTCAGCCAGTTACTTTAAGTTCTAACTACTTAAATTTTAACGACGCTGGTGGTAATGACTTCTCACAACAATATCTACCAGAAATTTATGAAGCTGAGGTAGAACGTTATGGAAACAGAACGGTAGGCGGCTTCTTAAGAATGGTCGGTGCAGAGATGCCAATGATGTCAGATCAAGTAGTTTGGTCAGAACAAAACAGATTACATATATCATATGATAACTGTACTGTTCAAGCGACAGGTGGTGCTCAAACTGGTCATAGAATTACTATTGCAAATCAAAACGGTACTACTGTACAAAACGTTATTGCTATAAACGATACTATCGTGGTTATGGATCCTGCGGATCCTGCGTTTACTGTGAAAGCCATTGTATATGGTGTTGCTGCTACTACTATAGATGCACAACCTTATACAAGAGCTGCGGTTAACGACGTTGACTTAGCAAGAACTGGATGTAAAGTATTCGTTTACGGTTCTGAATTTGCAAAAGGTGTAAGTGGTACAGGAGATGGTACTAATGCTATTCCTGCTATCGAGCCACAATTATCAACTTTTAGTAACAAACCAATTATAATCAGAAACAGATACGCTGTTAGTGGATCTGATACTGCACAAATCGGTTGGGTTGAAGTTGCTGGAGAAGATGGTACGAGTGGTTATCTTTGGTATTTAAAAGCTGAAGGTGAAACTAGAATGAGATTTGAAGATTATCTAGAAATGGCAATGATTGAAGGTGAACTTGCTTCATCTAATGCAATCGCTGCTAGTTTTAATACTGTTGGTTTAACACAGTTTGTTAATCAATCAACTGCCGGTACAATTGGTACTGAAGGTTTATTTGCTGCGATTAACAATGGTGGTAATGTACTTTCAGGGTATGCTGGAACTCTTCAGGATTTCGATTCTGTATTACAGTTATTAGACAGTCAAGGAGCTATTGAAGAAAATATGCTTTTCTTAGACAGAAAAACTGAGTTATTATTTGATAACATGTTAGCACAACAAAACTCTTACGGAGCTGGTGGTACATCTTATGGTGTATTCGAAAACTCTGAAGACATGGCGCTTAACTTAGGTTTCTCTGGTTTTAGAAGAGGTTCATATGACTTCTATAAAACTTCTTGGAAATATCTAAATGATGCTTCTTTAAGAGGTGGTTCAACTAACTTTGTTAATGGTGACAACATTGATGGTGTATTAGTACCAGCTGGTACTTCTACAGTATACGATCAGTTACTTGGAACAAACATTAGGAGACCTTTCTTACATGTAAGATATAGAGCTTCTCAAGCAGATGATAGAAGAATGAAGTCTTGGCTAACTGGTTCAGTTGGTGGAGCACATACTTCTGCTCTTGATGCTATGGAGGTTAACTTCTTATCAGAAAGATGTCTATGTACTCAAGCTAGAAATAACTTCGTATTATTTACAGCTTAATTATTTTTATAAGGTAAGGGCGCTTCGGCGCCCAATACCTTTAACTATTAAATTATATTATATTATGTCAAAAGAAAATAAAGAAGTCTCAGCTAAAAAAAGCTGGGAAATAAAAGATAGAACATATGTTATTAGGGGAGATAAAAACCCTTTAACATATACCATAAAATCAAGACATACAGAGAAATATCCTCTGTTATATTTTGATACAAAAAGTAATACTCAAAGAGCATTAAGATATGCAACTAATCAATCTTCACCATTTGTAGATGAACAAAAAGGAGAAGTTACTTTAAAGCATATTGTTTTTAGAGACGGGGCCTTAACAGTTCCAAAACAAGAACAAGCTTTACAAAAATTACTTTCTTTATATCATCCTGATAGGGATAAAAGATACAAAGAATTAATGCCAGTAAAACAAGCAGAAGATGAAACAAGTGTTATTGAACGGGAAATTGATGCATTACTTATGGCTAGAGAAATGGAAATTGATCAAGCTGAAGCAATAATGAGAACAGAAATTGGATCAACAGTTGATCAATTCAGTTCCAAAGAGCTTAAGAGAGATTTACTTAAATTTGCTAAAGAAAAACCACATTTGTTTATTGAATTAGCAAAAGATGATAATGTACAACTTAGAAACTTCGGTATTAAAGCTACAGAGGCAGGTCTTTTACATTTAGCACCGGACCAAAGAAGCTTTAAATCAGGGGCTACTAAGAAAAAGTTATTTAGTGTTCCATTTGATGAAAACCCATACTCAGCTTTAGCTGCATGGTTTAAAACAGATGAAGGGGTAGAAATGTATAAAGCTCTTTCTAAAAAACTTAAGTAAAATAAATAAGGGCGGTTAACGCCGCCTTTATTATAAATAATATACTAGAATGGCAATAAACGTAGATACAGTTTATAAAACTGTTTTGTTAATCCTTAACCAACAACAAAGAGGATATATGACACCTGATGAATTTAACAAAGTCGCAACACAGGTTCAATTAAATATATTCGAGAAATACGAAGACGATCTAAATCAACAGTATCGTATGCCACAAAATGATACGGAGTATGCAAACCGTGTCAAAAATATTGAAGAAAATTTACAATTCTTCCAAAGGACAGGCGCTACAGCCGGTACAAACCCTTTTACATTAACTCCTACTGATATATATAGATTAGGAACTGTTTTCTATAAAGGTTCTGAACTAACTCAATATGCACAAAGAAATGAAGTAACCCAATTATTACTTTCTCCACTTACTCAACCCACAACAACTTTTCCGATATACTTATACGAGAATAATAACTTATATGTATATCCTACAAGTATAGTAACAGCTACAGATATTACTTTTTCATACTTAAAGACACCTGCTGATATAGTATGGGATTATACTCAAGGCTCTTTAGGACAATTTGTATTTAATGCTGGAGGTAATACTCAAGATTTTGAGCTAAATGTATCAGAACAAACAAATGTTATTACAAGAATATTAGCTTACGCTGGGGTAATAATAAATGATCCTAATATAGTACAAATAGCAGGAGCAGAAATACAAGAAGAAGATCAAAATTCAAAAACATAAGATATGCCTAGACCAGACGGAGGATTAATCCGAGAAACTAATTTACAATATTACGCAGGCGCGCAGATTATTTATACATCAGTACAAACGCAAGTTTTTACATTTACGTTTAATACTAAGTTGTCTATGGGTAGTGCTTCTAGTTGGAACCCTACTGATGCAGATTATCCATTAAATAATTTTAAAATATATACTAGCCCTAATGGATTAAGTAACTGGACTGAGTATGTTACTACATACGTATTAACTTTTAGCGGAGATGGTGCACAAACAAATAGTATTATAACTCTTGGGTTAAATCAAAGTGTAGGAACTTATGTTAAAGTTCAATTAAAAGAGGGTGCAGTACAAAATAATTATGGGGGATATGAATATGTTTCTATAAAAGATATTGTAAATAACTTTATAGTAGGTTATGTAGGTCAAGATAAATTAATACCGAGAGTAAATAGAACAGATGTTGTTTTTCATGCTAAAAGAGGTTTACAGGAATTTAGTTATGATACACTGAAAAGTATTAAGTCACAAGAATTAAATATTCCAGAAAGTCTTTCAGTAATTATACCACAGGATTATGTTAATTATGTTAAGCTTTCGTGGATAAGTGGGGATGGGGTTAAACATACTATCTATCCTACTCAATTAACTAGTAGTCCATGGGAAGCGCCAGTACAAGATGCACAGGGGAATATAACTCAAGATAATTTCGGGGATAATATAGATGGTACTTCCTTAACTAATAGTCGTTGGCAAGCATCCAACCCTAATAATATAACTGGTCTTTATCCTACAGGATCAACTAACCCTTTGCTTTATATGTATGACTGGTGGGGTGAAGGAGGTTATGGTGGATTTTATGGTCAAAGATATGGCGGCGATCCAGTTAATATGCAGATGAATGGCTGGTTTAATATAGACGAAAAAAGAGGGACATTTAATTTCTCTAGTGATTTATCAGGAAAATTAATAATACTTGAATATGTTTCTGATGGATTAGCTTATGATGAAGATACAAAAGTACCGAAAATGGCTGAAGAAGCCATGTATCAACATTTATTATATAGTATAATGTCTACTAGAAGAGATACGGTTCAAATAGCGCCACAATATAAAAGACAAAGATATGCTGCATTAAGAAATGCAAAAATAAGATTATCTAATATCAAACTAGATGAAATTGTGCAAGTTATGCGTAATAAATCTAAATGGATAAAACACTAAAGTATGCCAGAAATAAAGAATAATTTTCTCAAGGGGAGAATGAATCAAGATAGTGACTCTCGTATTTTGCAGGCAGGCGAATATCGAGAAGCTATTAATTTAATGATTAGTAGATCAGAAGGTTCAACCGTGGGGGAATTTGAAAATTTATTAGGTAATACTTCTATAAGCTTATTAGGAACTAATAATGAAGTTGTAATTGGACATTATGTTAACGAAACAACTAATAAAGTTTATCTTTTTGCGACTGATTATAATAATGTTAATGGAGATAGAAGTACTACTGGTGAAAATTATATATATGAATTAGATTTATTTGCCCCATATACTAAAAAAGTTTTAGCTACAGGCGGCTTTTTAAATTTTAATCAATCTTTCCCTATAACTGGGGTTAATTTAGTTGAAAATTTATTGTTTTGGACTGATAATAATAATCAACCTAGAAAAATTAACATTACCCTAGCTAATCCAACTAATGTTGGAGTTCCCACACACTACACCACTGAAGATCAAATATCTGTAGCTAAATATGCTCCATGCGAGCCTATTTATTTAATAGATAGAGTTCTTACAAGATTTGATGGAGCTGTTAATAATTCTACTGATATAACAGTAGATGATGCTACTGATGTAAAAATTGGGGATCTTATAACCCCTTATGATGCTAATATCACCACTGAGCCTGAATGGAGTAGTTATGTGTATGTAATAAAAATAGATAGTAATGATTTAGTTTTGTCTAAAGCAATAACTGTAGACGATGGAAGAAAAGTAATATTTGAAAGACCAACCGCGACACAGAAAACAAAAATAACAATGTCTAATGGATATAGTGGAGCAGTTAATGGTACGCCACCAACTACCTCATCTTTTAAAATATTATATCCTTCAACAGAAATAGAGTATGATGGTAATACAACCGCAAAATACTCAGATATGTTACCAAAATTAGGAGATTTTATAACTGGACCTAATAAGACTATAGCAGATAATTTAACAGTAATTGCAGCTGCTGCAGATTATAATAGTGGTGGAGTAATGTGGACTATAACAACTTCGGCTGTACATGGGTTTGTAGACACTAATACAGTAACAATTAGTGCTAATCCAGATTATGATTCTTCTTGGAAAGGTGATCCTATATTTTTAGAAGATAAATTTATAAGATTTAGCTATAGGTTTAAATTTGAAGATAATGAATATTCTTTAATGGCTCCATTTACTCAACCAGTTTTTATTCCTAAACAATATAGTGAATTTGGCGGTGGTAAATTTCCCGAAGCTATAGATATGGATAATGCATATAAATCTACTATTGTTGCATGGTTTGAAAATAATATTCAAAATATTATTTTAAAGATTCCAATGCCAGAAAACACTGCAGCACTTAATATGACTAATCTTTTAATAACAGATTTAGATATTTTATATAAAGAATCTGATGCTAATGCAGTCAAGGTGTTAGACACTATCGATTTAATAAATTTCCCTACTGGTACTTTACCTTTTATGGAATTTTATGATGGACTCCATGGAACAGATACTAATGTATATTATTATAGTTATGATTACAACTCTAGTAAACCTTATAAAACTTTACCCTCTAACCAAACAGTAAGGGTGTATGATAAAGTACCTGTTAAAGCATTATCACAAGAAATAATAGGTAATAGGGTGGTGTATGGAAATTATGTTGATAAACACACAAGCCCAGCTCCTTTAAATTTTAGCGCAGAAATTGCTACAAAAAAACCGTATTATAATAATGTTGCACAATCCCCTTATCAAACATTAAAACAAAGCAGAACTTATCAAGTTGGTATTATATTAGCAGATAGATATGGCAGACAGTCGGATGTAATATTATCTGCATATGACGATGTAGCAGGACAGCAAGGTTCTACGGTATTTTCTCAATACAATACCTATTCTTATCAAGATAATAATCCTATTATAGATTGGGTGGGGGATGCTTTAAATGTACAGTTTAATACAGCTATTGGAACCGGTACTTCACAGGGAGAACCAGGGATATGGAATGCTACCACAAACCCTTTAGGATGGTATTCTTATAAAGTAGTTGTAAAACAACAAGAACAAGAATATTATAATGTATATTTACCAGGGTGGGTTAATGGCTTACCTGTTACAGAAAATAAAGATAGGAACCAAATTGCTTATTCAATTTTATTAAGTGATAATATTAATAAAGTGCCTAGGAATTTATCTGAAGTTGGCCCTACAGATAAAGAATATACAAGCAGTGAAAGACTTTATTTAAGAGTAAACAATCCTGATATTAATAATAAATCTAGCAATAGACCTTACGGGATACCCCAGGAAAATTCTCCTTGGAATAAACAATACTATCCTGGCTCACTTTCTCAAAAAGTAATGAGTATTGCTACAGTTAGAGATATGGAATTAACAGGAATTCCTTTTGTATCAAATGCCCCAGAGGGGCCTTACGGTCAAGTTGGAACTTTTGTAGATACAACTGTAACTCCTAATGTAACCGCCCCTAAAGCTATAGGGTCAATACCATGGGGGACTAGTCCTATAACACAACCATTTTATAATTCTGATTTAGATCCTTTTGCAATTAAAATTGATACAGTAGCTAATAGTGATACAGGGGGTTTAGCTTTAGTTATGCCAACTGTGCCAGGGGCAATTGGAGCGATATGCAATACAAGGGCGGCGGGCAGCGCGACTACAAATATAAAATCAGCGCAGCCATGTTTAAGTGTTGCAGAAACAAAGCCGGTTTTTAGTAGATTAGAGTTGTTTTATGAAACATCTTTGCAAGGAAAAATAAATACATTAAATAGCCTAATAAATTCTCAGTACGAAGGAATTACAAGTTTAAATAATAGCTCAGCTAATTTTGCAGAATCTTTAGCAGCTGCTGGACAAATAGGCACTAATATTGTTTTCAAAACAGGTGATGGAAATGATATAACTAATAATAGCTTATTTAGAGATGCAACTGGATCAGCGGTTGCTCCTAGAATATTAAGCGCTTATAGAGCTAATGACGTAAATCAAACAACAGATGTTAGTAATTTATTTCAATTTGTACATGATTCGGGTGCAGAATATCAATTAAAAAGCGCGGCATCAACTTGGTTTACTTATACAGCTTCTTCTGCAGATAACCCATCTAATGATATATATAATATAACTTTTGAAACTGTTTATACCCCAACTAATCCAGGGACAGATGATACTTATACAAACTACACTACCTATACAGCTACATTAACTAATGTTGCCCCAGCTATGACTGACTGTGATGATCCAACTGATATAACTATAGCAAGCACAATTATTAAAACGTTCACTGGCACAAATGGAACTAACGGAAGTAATAGCGCAACAAATAAAACATTAGGATTAGTATTCGATTTAGATCCTAGTAATGCAACTTCTATATTAAATGGATTTACAATGAGTTCTGAAGGAGTTTTAACAGCTAATAGTGGGACTTTAGTAGATCAAAGTACTTATACTATAAAACCTAGGTTAAGAGATGTAGATGGCGATGGCTTAGATGAATCCCCAGATTGTTCCATAACATTTACAGTCGGTACCCAACATGTTCCACAGGCAATATGTTATGGTAAATTAGATACTGATGTTGCTGTGTGTGCTCAAAGTTTTGAAGCATTTTTTGGCGCTAGCAATGCCACAACAAGCACAGGCACTTATGGGACTATAAGTGGTATATATTATCCTGGAAATGCTATACAATTTTATAATGTAAGAGCTAATGCAGCAGCAGGTTCAACTACAGGGGCTTTAACACAGGGTGTAATGTATATTAAACCTTATTTAACAACAGATGCAACAGGAAGTGTGACGTGCAATGTGAGTATACAATATAGGGCAGATGCTAATTCCTCTTGGACTCAAGCAGTAGACACTACAGACACAGTAATAAATAATCTTACTATATCTGCATCTAACAATGTCCCCGGTTTTATAGTTAAGAATTTTAATGTAGCAGGAGAATATAGAGTGTTTACCACTAATGTAAGCGGGGAAGGGTGCCCAGGCAATAATACTGCATTAGAGATAAGATTTGGAGACGCAACATATACTAACCAATGTACATTAGGACCATTGTAATAATTAATAAAAACAAGTAATAGTAATAATATGGCTTTAACATTAGAAGTTTCTTATTTTAACTCATACTACATGAAGAGATTGGCTGATGTTCCTGAGATAAGTGGGGGCGTTTTAACTGCTACTTGGAATGCGCCACAAACAGCGGATGCTGATAAAGATTGGTATATAGAAGAATCAAGAATAAGAGGGGGTTATAATAATACTAGTATTGACTATGGAGTTAAAGCTTATTTAGTAGAGGAAAATGATGAATCCCAAAGAAGAGGTAATTCTTTAATATATTCTGGGATATATAATTCTCGGACTGGTATAAACCAAACAAATCAATTTAGTGTTGGGGAATCTATAACACGGAGTGTAGATCCTATAGGGGGTAGTATACAAAAACTTTATGCTGAAGATACTAATTTAACTATCTTTCAAGAACGAAAAGTTAATATAGCTTTAATAGATAAAGATGCAATATATTCTGCTGAAGGGCAAGCAATGACTACTTCAGCGAATTTAGTCATAGGCCAAATAACCCCAATTGGAGGAAATTGGGGAATTGGAACTAATCCAGAATCATTTGCAGCATATGGTTATACAAAATATTTTGTAGATAAAAATAGAAATGCAGTATTAAAATTAGCTGGTGGACAAATACAAGAAATATCTAATGCATTTATGGTAGATTTCTTTAGAGATAAACTTTCTACAGTTACTAGTACAGGAGCTATTTTAGGAGCATATGATGTTTATAATCAAAACTATGTTTTATCTATACAACCAGATGCTAGGTATACAGAAATAGCCAATGATGGTACATATTATACATTAAGTTTTGATGAAAGATCTCAGGGTTGGACTAGTTTTTACAGTTATAAGCCAGAAGACATGTTTAGTTCTCAAGGGTATTTTTATACAACTAAAGATAATAATGATAATTCTAAAGTATATAAACACTATAGTAATCAAACTAGAAATAGTTTTTATGGAGGGACCCATCAATCATCTATTCAATTTGTATTTAATCCATCACCTAATCAAATAAAGACATTCCAAACTATAAACTATGAAGGTACTAATGGGTGGGAAGTTACTGCTCTACTATCAGATGAAACTGGTTTTGATGCCAGCAGTGGTAATTGGATTACACATGTAGATACAATCATAGAAGGAGCAGGAGCAAATGAGTATTCTAAAATCTATAGTTATGATGAAGGATTATATACTGAAAATAATATTCAGTATAGAGCAGGGTTTGATAGAAAACAAAATAAGTATATGGCAGTTATACCTAATAATACACAAACACCAATCGCAGGTGAAGTAATATTTGGTAATTCCATGACTGGGATAAAAGCCTATTATACGACAGTAACAATGAAAACAGATACTACTACAGATCCTAATGGATTAAAAGAATTATTTGCAGTAAGTAGTACATTTGTATAAATAAACACAACATTTAAAATAAATTAATTATG